AATTAAATCATCTTGACTTGGTATTTGAGACTGTGCCACAGGGTCTTGGCCTGATACCGGCTGTTGCTGCTGAGTTTGTGATTGTTGCGCTAATAAGCCTCGGATCTGAGCCGCTCTATCCTGCTTGCCTAATTGCTGGCCCTGCTGCAGTCCTAGCATTCCCCTTTGCTGTATTTGAGGGTCTAAATTAAAGCCTCTAACGTCTACTAATGCCATTATATTTCCTTAATACCTCGGGTTGTTTATAAAGCTTTCAACAGGGATGCCGCCTTGAGGTATAGGCGTTCCACCTCCTGGCGGATTTCTGCCAAGATACGAACCGCCTATTTGTGCTAGATTTCCGATCAATTGGCCTTGAGCCTGCTGCTGTCCCAGTATACCAGATGCTTGAGCCTGGGCTGCTTGCATACCTAATTGACCCTGTTGACCTACTGCGCTAGCGCCAAATCGACCTATATTAGTAGCCGCTGTTTGGCCGCCGCCTGTTAAAGTAGCTAAACGGTTAAATTGATTGTCAATGTCCTGACTCGCAAAGCCTGCAGCCTGTTGTTGTAAAGCGCCTCGAATATTACCGCCACCTAGCCCGCCAATAGCAGATGCGTTTCTAACTAATGCGCGTTGCTGCCGGTTTCGTATAAATTGCTGCGCGGGTGATTCTTGCAGTCCTTCCATCGCTTGCTGTTGGGCTTCTTGTCCCGATAGCCCTAATAAGGCCTGTTGTTGGCCTAACGCACCCACTCCCGCCTCTTGAAATGGCTGTAAATTCTGCTGAGTTATATCAAACTGTCTCGCGCTTTCTGCTGCTGCTGTATTAGCTGCCCCAGCCTGTACATTTCCAGCTCTTCCTGCTGCGTTGCTTGCTTGATCTGCTGAATAAACTGTCGCTGTTGCAAGCGCTACCGCTCCCCATGTCATGAGTCACCACCTAGAAGATTACCTTCATTAAATTTGTCAAACGCTTCAAAAGTTTTAGCAATCACATCGTCCTCGATCTTTTCCAGTTCTGTTTCTTGTGTTACGTGAATAGTTGTCCACATCGTATCCTCTAGCACTGTAACAGCTCTTTTGACGCCTGCGGGTGATGTGAATATTAACGGGCCTTTCAATTCTTTCGCGCCTTCCTCTGTCGCTACAATTACATGACCATAAGAAATAATATTTAAGTGCGCGTGTTTGTGTATCTTGCCTACAATCACATAGTCTTTTGGCAGTCTCATGGATCGCGCATAAGAACCAGGCGCAAAAAAATGCTCCACTGGGAACATATCAAGCTCGTCACCATTGCTCTCTTCAACCATTAAATCTTGAAGCTTTAGAATGCTGTTTCTGTTGTCTGTGTCTTTTTTAAGCGCAGGAGAGCTCATACTAATACCCATCCTGTTTTATCAAGCCCCGATTTCTTAATATATAAAATATTCCCAGCCGTGCCGTTCTCATCCATATACAATTGCGTAGGGTTAGCGGTCACAGCTGACTCAGGGCTTCCAGTGCCTCGTAATATCTCGTTTAAATTAGCTTGTCTCGTTATCTGTTCAAGCCATTCCGACATAGCGTCAGAGGGATGATTTCCGTCTAATAATGGCGAGAATCTATCAAGAGCTATAATCGGGAATCTTACGCCGTTTCTAATCATCTGAAATCGGCCTCTAATTTAATTATTGTGGCTTTTACTGGGTCAGAGATCATAAATCTATAAACGCGACTCACTGAAAACTGGCCTTGCCGCCTCCATATCTGGCGTTTATTGTGCTCGCCCTCTTTACCTAATCGCCTAGACGTACCATTTGACCAACTAAAACCGCCATCATCTGAAAACTGCATTAACACAACAGGGTCAACACCGGGGATTAAATCATCGTCACCGAACGTATAAGGAAACTTTAAAGGGAATTCGCTTTTTTTCTTCTCACCTAATCCAACGCCTGATTCACAGGTTAATTCTATGTTTGATACCTTTACTTTATTGCCTTGGCCATGAAACGGCATAGAGGCCACTGTATAGATTTTATCAATGCCGTACTCGTCATAGATAGATTTATCTAATCGCCCTATTCGCCCATCTTGGCTATCTGTCACCAATGTATAACCGTAAGCGTCAATGATTCCGTTTACACGCCACGCAATCGGACGACCTTCATCATCCTTTGATTTTCTCTCATGCCAAGTAGGAGCGCCACGCAATGCGCTTGAGGTCGCATCATAGGTCATGACTCTATCTTTAAAATGAAAGTTAACGAAATAGCCGCCTCCCTCTGCATAAACAGTGGCATACATTATGGATATTTCGTCATCTGTTGAGTCTTGAATTATCTTGTCTATTGCTGCGGTAGAAATCTTCTGGGCTGATGCGCCACTAAAACGCCATATAGCAGGCTGCTCATTAACTCCGCCACCGATACCAACAAAAGTATTATCGAAATCAACCAGCGTGAATTTTGAGCTGATACCCTTTTGAATCACACCGCCTGATATACGCTGGAACGGGTACCCGTCACCGCCTACGTTCTGGAATGGCTCGTTAGTAATAGCGCCACCAACATATAAAATATTGCGATTAACATGTAAGCCTGTAATTAAATCAGGGTCAACTTCTGCCGTACCAAAATCCAAAGCATCAAAGGATAGTCCGTCATTCAATGAGGATATAAAAAATATAGGTTTGTTTGATGCGTTATTTACATTCTTGTAGTGAACAAAATAACCGTCTTTATGTACCACGCCCTCTGAGGGGCCTAGTGTGTTTGTGTAGTCTGTATCTGTAATCTGTGCGAATCCGCCCGATACAGAATAGATATAACCTGCAACATTCGGAACTACCACGCATAATTCAATCCCGTTATCTGCAATGGATACGCGCCCCGTTCCTGTAATCGTGCCTAGATTATCAGTCGTGCCATCACTATTGACACGGAATAAACTATTGCCGTTTACCGAATAAGCAATGCCACCCATAACATGAGAGCCGCGACTTGAGGCGCTGCCAGTGCTTGCAAACTCAACTATGCCAGGCGTACCAATCAACTGAGCTTGTGAAAGCCCTTGTGTCTGCGGTACTTGAGGGATTAAATTAGTGCACTCTTGAGCGGATATAGGTTTGCTTGCATCTTCATAAAAACCTGTTGCAATAGGCAATTCCACTTAGAAGTTTTCCTTTTCGGAGCCGTCAAAGAATCTCGAATCAGTATCACACCGATTGCCCGCGCCCATTGGTAATGTAGGAGGAAAGCTGGCAGCCAATGGTTTTTTAAAAATAATACTTAAATCACGCTTTGAGCTGGAAGCAATAGCCGCAATATCAGCCGTCACAGGGATATCAAATTCGATACCAAGCCTAACGCCTAGATTGTAATTGATAGCCTCATGAGCGCCACGAGGCACTCGAACCGTATCAGCCAATGCGGCAACAGGAGAAAACCCAAGATTCGAGCCTTTTAACTCCCATACCGCCAGCATGTCGTTAAAGAGAATTAGAGCGTCATTAGCTTCTGCCGCTTCAATATCAGTTTCATCGGCATGAATACCGGCGATAGTAAATGCTCGCTTAATGAAGTCGTATGCTGTTGCCATTACTAACCCTTAAACAAAGAGGGGCGAACCCCTCTATATTATCAACCGCCTTTTTTCTTCCACTTCAAAGACTTTGCTTTTTTTTCTGTAGCTGGTTCGTTATTTAGCTTTATTTCTGTCTTTCCGTCAGCTTTTACCCAGGTGGTAAGTTCTGCTTCGTCTTTATTGCTCATGATAAACACCTTTTGATAGTTAGAGAAAATAGGAGGGTTTTTACGCCCTCGCTATAGTTAGCTTTAAGCTGTACCGAAGCCTTGACCAGCAAAGAACGGGTTCATACAACCGAACGCTGGGTGAAGATCGAAACGAACTGTCTGCTTGTTAGCGTCACCGTCAGAGTACTTAGAGACACGTAGCTGTAGACCATCTTTAGTTGTCATCAATGTATCTGTTGAATGTAGCTTCTTGATGGGTACTGATGCGATTGTAAACGCGTCAGGATGCCAGAAAAGATTAGGCTGATAAGTCGCCGCGTCTGCGCCTAAGATTGTTACAACATCACCAGAAGTCAATGCAGAATCAACTGTGTTATAAGCACCAGAAGCCTCATAGATGGCCGGGCCAGTTACAACAAACGTACCTGCGCCAGAAGTTATAGCCGCATCAGCCGTTAAGGTTGCTGTATACACAACGTTTGCGCCCGCTGAATCGAGAATCAATTCTCTAGTTGACAAGTTCAAACGATTACGACCAGTTATCTGAATCTGAGTGCCTGCAGGAATAGTTCCTGTGAAAGTACCGATTGCATTAACAGGGATAGATTGCGTCATCGTATCCTTAGCTGTTACATAACTGACATCAGGCGTACCATTGATCGCACCCACTAAATCGCCAGTCGTTGGCAACGTGTAAGTTGGTAGCGTGGTAGCCGTCATAACATCAAAGCCAGCAAAGTTTCTTGCCACGGTGGCCTCTGCTAATGCCTTAGAGACCTCTGGATTAGTTCCAAGCCCTCTATTCTGATCAGCTAATGCCGCTTGACTGTAAGGATTTAAGAAATAAGACCACTTCTTATTCTTAGGAACACCAGAAGATTCCATTAATGCGCCCGCATTAGCTACTTCTGACCACGCATTAACGCCTTGGCCATGAGTTCCTTGTAATAGAGCTGTGTTTTTTACAGCAAAAGCCGCGAAGTTCTGCTCCAGCTTAACCACGATACGATTAGAAATGTCATCCCATAAACGGGTTACATCGGAGCCAAGCTTCAATGCTTCGTCTACTTCATCGTAATCAACCGCAACAGTAATATAATCCTGAACCGTGGCAGTCGCCTTGCCCATTATGATATCGCTTCGTGTTGTTGAGATATTGCCGTCCGATGTTTCGATTGTTGTATGGTCGGTTGGTCGCTTAACGTCAACCTGTGTGCCAGAGTCAGGGTTAAATGCACCCTTTACTAGTTGAGTGTCTACGCTTTTCGATAGAACTCGGCTGGTTTCAAATGGATCAAGTATCTTCATAGATACTTCGCGGGTAAAGTTACTTTCTAAATTATTAGCCATTTTTGGCTTCCTCTCTTATTCAAAGGTAGCCCCCTTTGCGTGTGACGATAATTCGCTACTTAACGCCCCGCCAGAACTAATTGGTTCTATCGGTTCGGGTGCTGTACTTGTTTGTACTACAGTTTTCGGTATGGCCGATAATTTCGCTGAGATAACACCCACTTGCACCGCTGCATTATATGGATCAAGAGTTGCAATATTGACAGCTAGTTCAGGATTTTTAGCCAGATGATGGAATAATTCTGGCGCGTTTTCCTGCCCTATAATCACGTTAAGAGTGTCAGTTTCAAATTGCGGCATTGCTTGAATATCTGTAAAATATTCGGGGTTGTCGGTCGCATATTTGACTTCTCTGTCTGTAAACGCTTTTTCACGCTGGTTGGCGCTCTGTTGCGTTTGCTCTTTCTGTGCTTCTGTCTTGGCGGCTGACACTTCTTGTTTAACCTGATGTTTAATCAGTGCAGATCGATACTTGTCTTCATCGTAATCGAACTGCTCAAGCGTTGGCTCACCTTGCGTATCTTGAGATTCTGGCGCTATCGGTGCGGCATTTAGCTTTCCCTCTAACTCTAAAATCTTTCTATCTTTAGCGTATTTTTCTGCCGTTAGTTTATTAATACGTTTCTGGACACCATCGGCCTCAGTCGTATCTTCTGCGGGTGCTGATTCCGCCGGAGTCTCTAGTGGTGCGCCTTCATTCTCGTTAGCCTGAGATTCAATAACACCGCCTTGACTCTCATCAAGTACAGCTTGCTGTTCTTCTGACATTGTATCGCCTCTTAAAGAGTATTTAGCCGAGTATAAGGACTCGTAACCTTGTCTATTATTATAAAACTATTGATTGATTTATACAATCATTGTAATTCTTGTTCTGTTAATTTCCCTGATTCTAGTTGTTGAGCTATATCTGCAGCCTGCTCGCTGTTGGGCTGGCCTTCTTGTGTAATGTCTTGAGCGTCACTTACAATATCCGACTGAGTTACCATCAAGGAGTTATCCAAAGGCGTTATATTAAGCCCTAATTCTGCCTTTTTCTGCATGGCATCTATGTAATCACTAAGCGCCTTGATTGTCTCGCCCTGAGTCTTGACAAGCGTATTCTGTGTTTCTGCGTCACGCTTCTCTATCTGTGATTTTAAGTCCTCGGTCTGCATCAACACATTATCTTTCAATGCTTCCTCGCCTTCGTCTGGCTGCACCTGATCGAGCTTGAATTCCTTAATCTCTTCTTTGGTAGGCTCAAGAATGCCTTGGGCTATCATGCGCTTTCTAAATCGCTTGGTTAGCTCATCGGACTCAGTGATATTCATATTCTTAGCGATTAAGTCTGTTGCAATGTCACCAAATGCAGGGTATGCAGCCGTTAATTCTGTAAGCTGCTTAACAGTTTCGTCTTTGACCGTCTTATAAGCCGGGCCGGTTTCAATCGATACAGCGTATTTGCCCTTTGATAGATCATTGACTATTACAGGCTCGTTTGTCTCATCATCGATAATGGTTTTATTAAAACCTGCTAACATCTGCTGGTTGATTTTGTGTTCTTCTGTCGTGCCGTCAAGGTTTAGCACTTGGATTGATTTTGCAGTGTCGTAAATCTTAGGTATCAGATCAACCAACACCTCACCCATGTAGCGTTTAGACTTCTCTAAGTTATCCCTAAACTCAAACTGTCCACGATCACCCATTTCCGCCTGACTAATCATTGACTTTTCAGACAGCAATTGAGGCCCGTTGCCTAGCGCTGGATTATGCATACCCAATGTAGAGTGTACATCGGCTGCCGCTTGCTGTGTTTGCTCTATCAATGCTTGTTGCATTTGTGGCGCACCTATCCGCATAGGGGCTAGGCCCGGTGCTGATGAATCTGGCTTCCAGTACATAACTGGTGGATTTGCTGTGTTCATTGTTGCGTATTCGTTTTCCCTTCCGTCTGTCATCGTATCGGTAACGAATATAGGGTCTTTAGGGGCTAATGCTGTGGCTTCAATCTTTGCAGAGGTTGTATAGTTATAAATCATGGCCGGATCTTTGGCTTTACGAACCATGCCTGATATGAACGTGTCGCTACCAATATGAGCAATGCGGCCATAGACAGGGATCAATGGAATTAAACTACCGGCCCATGCGTGTGGCCCACTTAATATCTCTGCGCCATTCATTTTATGCATAGCCAGCTTGTGCGACTTGACCGACTTCTCTTTTTCTACCGTAATGTTTTTATCTGCTAATTCTTCCAGCACCGCTTTTTCTTCATCTAAATCTATTACGCTGCCATCAGTCATTAAGCCTAGGCGTTTGGTATAGGGTATTTTTTTCCAGTATTCGGCTACTCGCACATTGTCGCCATTAAACCAGCTCTTGCAGTTTCCTGTCGTGTATGTGGTAGAGCTAAAATCAGATATGGTTGCATCGGGATAGGCCGCCTCGAATGCCTCCTTGCTCATTTCAGTAATTAACCATGCCTCTGTAGCATCGCTCTTGTCGTACTTTTTAGAATCGACGCTGAAATATAAAGAGGTTACAGCCGAGTGTATTTCTTCAATGCAGATTTCCTGCTCATTGGTAAATGAATCGTCGTCACTATGCTTAGTTAGTACGCGCCACCCGCCATAACCGCCTTTTATAGATTCCTTAAACGCTAAATCATAGGCGTTTTCAGCGTTAGATTGCTGCTGTATATCTCGAATCAATCCGCTAAATATATTGGCTGTGTCGTTATCTGCACCGTTAGACTTTGGCTTAATTACTAACTCAGTCCGACTTTGTCGCTGGTCGCCTATCACCTGATTAATGGCCTCCGATACTAAATCAACAGTAAACATCGGGCGGCCTGCTCGCGCCTTTCTTGCATCATCATCCCACTGGCCATCGGGAGAATCGACAAACATCATATCTTCAACAGATAGCTCTCGATTGTCTCTCTC